ACTGCTGCGGATTGATGCCACCGGCCGACAGCGGCAGGTTGGCATTCTCGACCTTGTTCTTCCAAAGGTCGGTGAACTGCTTCGAGGTCAGCGTCTCGACGCCGCCGGGAAACTGCTTCTTGACGCTGTCGGGCACGTTGCCCCAGATCGCCTGCTTGGCCCACGCTTCGCCCTTCTGTCGGCCCTCCCCGGTGTTGAGCATGTTCTGCCACGCCGGAGCATCCGGGTTCATCATGTGCGACGAGGCGCCGCCGCGGCCCTGCTGCGCCACCATGTACAGTTCGCTGGCGCTCGGGTCGCGGCCGTAGGTGCGCTTGAACCAGTTGTAGTTGTCGGCGTACATCTTGATGCCGCTCTCGAGGCCGATGCCGCCATAACGCCGCGCCTCGTCCGGCCCCATCTGCAGCAGGCCACGGTACGAGCCGGTGACCGCATTGGGATCACCGCCGCTTTCGATCTGGATGTAGCGCGGCACGAACCGCGCCAGATCGGGCGGCAGCCCGAAGCGCACGCCGAGGTCCATGTAGTCGAAGCCTGTCGCCATCTCAGTACCTCGTTCGCAGCAGGCTGGTGTCGAGATAGTCAATGGGCGTCGGCCACGGCGGCACCCCCGGCGGACGCACCGGCTGCCCCGGCAGGTTGAGATTGAGTATCTGGTATGGGTTCGGGACCGACTGCGACATCCATGGCGGCGTGACCTTAAGCTGCTCCTTGGTCCATCCGCGGCGCTTCTCGACATTGCGGCTTTCGACCTCGCCGCCCTGTCGCAGATAATTCTCTCTGGCCGCGAATGTCGGATGGGCCTGCGCACGCATCAGCATGTAACTTTGATACTGCTCCGGCGAGGCCGGACCCTTCAGGCCGGATACCTCGCCAACGGCCCACGGCGAAAGCGCCAGCGGCTGCAGCTTCGCGCTCTCCTGCGTGACGGTCGTGTTGCCGCCCTTGGCGAAGTCCTCGATGTTCTGGATGCCATGCTGCAGTTCGTGCAGCAGGCTCGAGCGTGAGGCGGCAGGCGTCCACTGCCTGTTAAGTTCAATGCTCGGGCCGCCGTATATGGGCGGAATGTAGGCGCCGCCGGTCTTCGGGTTGGCGAATGTTCGCAGCGTTAACGGTATGTCCGCCAGTTCAGGGTAAGCCTCGAACAGCTTGGGGTGCCGGTAGGCAAAACCAAGCCTCGTGCTTTCTTCCTGCGTAGGGTCGATCTTGAACCCGCTCGGACGGTCCTGCACCTCGAAGCGCCACTTGCCGTCTGCTCCCTTGAACCAGCCGGTGCTGTTCCAGATATCGGTCGGGTCTGCCTTGCCCTCCGCCATCTTGCGCGCGACGTCGAGCATCTTTTTGTTGGCGGTCTTTGCCAGTTCGCCGAGGAACGTCGCCTGCTGCGGCTGCTCGCTGCTCTCGAGCATGCCAGCAAGTTCGGGCGTGACGAGGTTTGCAATGGCTGGCATCAGTACACCGTCTCGACCGGCTGTCGGCTGAGAAGATCGGTGAGTGACGGCACCGCCAGTCCCGCCCCGCCAAACACAGGCATGATCTTGCGCACCAGCCCCTGCCGCACGATTGTGTCAGGATCGGCGCCGGTCAGGATGGATGTGCGCGCGATTGCCCGGTTGGGGTGCTCGATCATCGGGCCTTCATAGTTGAACTGCTGGCCGCGCGCCTCGGTGAGCAGCTTCTTCAGGCCAGCCCACGTCACCTCCTGAAATCTCCGCGGGTCGGCACCAGCCGTCTCCGCCGCGTTGTAGACCGTCTGCGATGCCGGGCCGTAGAACTCCGGCATCGTCATCTTCGGCACGATGGCGCCCGACATCTGCTCGTCGATCACCGGCACCTTGTGGCCGAGGAAGGCATACTGGAAATCGTGCCGCTTCGGATTGAGCGGCCCGAACGGCGTGTAGTTGCTCTCCGAGAAATTCCTGAACTGGCCGAGATTGCCCTGCGCGTAGCGGCCGCCGATAGGCACCGGCATCTGCCACGAGAACAGCGGCAGCTTCTGCCCGGTCGCATCGAGGTGCGTCAGGTACTGCTGCATCAGGAAGTTCGCCATCGGCGTCTGGCCGCCGGTCGTCGCCGCCATGCCGCCGCCGAACTCCTGCCCGAAGCGCTGCCTGCCCTCGCGCGCGCCAAGTTCGGATGTGTACTCCTTCTCAAGCTGGCCCATCAGGTACCAGTCGGGTGAATTGGGCAGCAGCAGGCCTTCGTTGTATCCGCGGATCAGCCGCTTCTGCGCATCCTCCGAGCCGTACAGCGCCTCATACTTGGCCGCGGTCTCCGCCTTGGCCGGGTTGGTCTCCGGGTGCGTCAGCGTGAAGGTCTCGGTCGGGTAGTTCTTCGGGTTGACGTCGAAGCGCTTGGCCGGATCGAAATACTTCTCGTAGCCCTGCGCGGTGAGCATCTTGTCCACGAAGGCGCGGTCCTTGGCGAACTGCTCGGCCTCCGGCGTCGGGTTCTTGGCGTAGTAGACCTTGTTCGCTTCGCGCAGCCGCTCCGCCTCCTTCGACAGTGCCCTGACGCCGGGCACGACCTCCTCCGTCTCCTTGCTCATGACCAGCGGCCGCGGCTGGTTGGCCGGATACTCGGTGGCGTACTTCTCGTACTTGCCGGTGATGTTGCCCAGCCGCTCCATCGCCTTCTTGCTCAGGCCGATGATATTGGCGGAGGCCTCGGACGGGTCGAGCGCAATGCCGCCCGCCGCCACACCGGCACGCGCCAGCGGCGGCATGATCTTGCCGAGTGCTGGCGTGAATGCCGCCTGCAGGCCAAGTTCGGTCAGGTTCTGCGGTACCAGAAACCGGGCTATCGGCCCGGCGAGACCAGCCTCTTCGGTGTCCTTGCGGCCGCCGGGCGCGAACGCACTCGGGGGCGGCTTGACGGCACGGCGCTGCCGGTAGGCCGCCCGCTCTCTGGCCTGTTCTGCCTGCGTTCTCTCTTCGTCGTCGGCCATTGATCTATGTCAAAAAAAGATAGCGGCGGGCTTACGGCCTCCCTGCCGCCGCCATGCTGCTATCGGCGTTTCGGTCCCGCCTGACCTGAGCCGGGCGCGTAGTACCAGCCCTCGTCGGTATTGATGCCCCAGCCGCCGCTCTCCGGGGCCTTCTTGACGGTGATGGTGATGCCGCCACCTTGCTCGTCAACCGGGGGCGGCACGTCAATCGGCGGCAGCACAATCGGGTGCTCCGGGTGCGGCAGGTCTCCCGGCAGCGTGTGATCCGGGTGCGGAGGCGCACCGGGTCCGCCCGGCATCGGGCCGCCGCCGACCGTGAGGCCGGTTATCCACGCGTAGCCGACGATGGTCGCCGGGTACGGCTTGACGCTCTTGTCGCGCGGATAGATCACGACCTGCATCGAAATAGGTACTTGAGCCATTGAAGGTCTCCCTTGTTGTGTTGAAGGTTAGCCCTTCATCAATAGCACATGCTCGATTTGGTTCGACGAGTACTTGACGCCCAGCGCCGGTAACAGGAAACGCAGGATCAGCAGCAGGCACACCAAGGCGACGATTACCCACAGCACCTTCACCACCTGCTCGGGCAGCGGCACGCTCAGCGTCGAGAGCACCCACAGCGCGATGTAGACGATAAGCACGACGACACAGATCAGGATCAGCGTCTGGATTGCAGTTTCAATCATTGTCGCCTCCGTTTGGTTTAAACGATCTCCTCCTGCTCGAAGAACTCCGGCCAAGGATACACCACCTCCACCTCGTCGTCGGTCTCGATGCCGAGCGACTGCATCAGCCCCGGCGAGATGTCGGCGATGCGGTCGGTGTCGGCGTGCGGACCCCAGTCGCTTGGATAGGCGGCGAACCCCATGCCGGTGAACGGCGAGCGCACGAACGCCTTGTGCGTCAGCAGGTGCTCGCGCGGGTAGATGTCGTAGTCCCAGCGCATGGCGATGTAGAACGTCTCCGGGTCGAGCCGCCTTGCAAGTCCACTGGTGTTGGGCGGCTGCTCGTCGAGGAAGATCGCTGGCTGCTCGTCGACATTGTAGATGAAGGCCAAAGGCTCGTCGCTGGCAACGCCCATGTCATCGGGGCCGCCGAACCAACTGCATCTGCCGCGCACGGTGATCATTTTGCACCTTTGATCTTTTCGCGGACCTGTTCAGGCGTCTCCCTCACGCACAGCCCGATGCCGGTCAGGCGGATGGCCGCGCCATGCGGGACGTGGCAGTGTGAGTGCTGCGTCGGCCTGATCGCCTGAATAGCCGCGCTCTCGACCCAGATCGGACTGCCGTCCAGTTGCGTCAGCATGATGAGAACGTAGAGCATGCTGCCTCATGGAATATAATTCGGTCCCATTGGCGGCTTCGGCCCGGCGAGGCCGCCTGAAATCGCATCGATGCCGCCCGCCAGCGAACCCGGCGGCAGGCCCTGCGGCGGTGGTGGTCCCGGCGGTGGGCCGGATGGACCCGGAGGCCCACCGCCCCCGTTGATCGGCGGAGCGCCGGGAGGAACAGGCCCGGCAGGCGCCGCGGGCTGCCAGTTGCCTCCGCTGTCGAGCGCACGTCCGGCATCCAGCAGGGAAGGATCGTACGGTGCATTGACCGGACCCATGGCGGCCGCGGCCTTGCTGAAGGCGTCGGCGAGATTTTTGATGGTCTCCGACTTGGTCTTGGTGTTCTTGGCCTGCTCGCCCTCGAGCGCGATCTTTTTCGCCTGCTCTTGGTCCGGGTCTGGCTGCCCCTGCTGCTCCATGCGGTCGAGCCACTTCTTCTTCACGCTCGCCTGTATCGGCGCCAGTTCGACCAGCAGGCCCGGCGGCACCTGCGCACCGCGCGAGGCCAGCGTCGACAGCGTGTCGAAGGCATCCTGCATCATGTTGATGGTGTCGGCGCCCTCGTCGATGATGATGTCGACGTCGAGCATCGAGACCTGATTGACCATCTGCGGCTGCAGCGTCATCGGGTCGTAGCGCAGCGCGTTGATTGCGATCATCTGCTGCTGCTCGTTGGCGTCGGTGACCCTGATCCAGCGCTGCCAGGTCCAGTGCTTCTTGGCGGCGCAGAACACCGCGCGGTAAACCCGCAGCTTCCAGTCCTTGTATTCGATGATGTACGGCCCCAGTTCGGCGATGCCCGCCTGCTGCATCAGCGCAATGGCGCGGCCGCTCTTGCCCTCGACGCCGCCCTGTCCGATCAGCGCCGGGTTGGGTCCGAAGTTCTCGATCTCCTGCTTGGCGTCCTCGAGGAACTGCAGTTGCCCGGCCATGTCGGCCTTGTTCTGCGCGTCCTCGAACTCAGGCTTCTCGATGTCCC